GATGTATTTGAGCTTCAACCCAGGCAAGCTGGCAAATATCTCACTTTCGCCCTCGATGCGGTTAAGGCCAAGTTGCTTGTGTGCCGACTCTACGCCCTTTATGGCGTTACGCAATACATCTGTGTATTCATCGAGGACAACCTCAAGCTGGGCTTCATCCTGTCCCTGATCCCATGTGCGCGGTTTAAACTCGTCAAATAAGCTGGCACAATGGCGAATAACTTCATTGATTTCTTGCCCCTCAATCAGGTGCATATTTGTGCCAGTTTGCGTGATACGACCACCCGCCATTTTGGCATTGTCATTATTAAGAACGGTTAGGCGTTGTCGTGCTAGATTTTTATCGCCAGGTGCCTCGCCATTTAAAATCAAGTAACATTGATCACGCTCTGGCCTGACCACACACTTGTCGTGCATTACAACGCACAGAGGCTTGTTTGGTACGCTGTGATGAAAATAATGTTTGCTTGTTGCAAATGTTTGGTCAAAAGGCGCAGACAAAAAAAACTCCATCAATACTTTGTATCGATGAAGTTAGCTACATTGACCGATTTCGTCAAGCCATAATCATGTAGGCGACAAATTAGCTGAAATTATATCCTTCTGGCTTACTGCGCCAATCGCTGCCTGCCCCAGCGCCATACTGGCGAAGGTCATCTTTTTTTACATCTACGATTTCAGCATCACGCAAATCTGGCCTGAACACTGCGCTCGTGAATGGCGCAGCCCAATCAATTGCTATATCAGTTTCTGTCTGCCAAACACCATCACCATTGTAAATTGTATATTTTTTAGCCCCAGGCTGTGGATACAGCTCACCCAAAAGCAAGCGGCCAGTTCCGGTTTCTCTTACAAGTGCGTGGTGCATGATTGCTTCTTGATCAATTGCAAAATTTACTGGGCTTTTGTTGGTGTGATCTTTTTTTAATCTAAAGATAAAATATGCACCAGACATCCAAGCATACACGCCTTCGATGTCATCCTGCCAGCGCAAACACACAGTATGCGTTTGAAAAAATGTGTTTAAAAACAGGCAGCGCATTGTCTCTTGTTTTGAATACCAAATGCTATTTTGCTCACGTTCAATGTGCCAGTTGTTGCCGTCTTGGATACAATGGCCAAGCAGCGGAATAGGGCTGTTTTGATACATTATCTGCTGGGGTAAGCAGTTTAAAATTTGCGCGTACTCTTCTGCATCGCGGCGCGTGATTTTTATCGCACCACTTTTGTGACGCGACAAAGTTTCTGGCTTAATGCCTTTTTCGTCAGCCACAGCGCGATTCGTCATGCCGCTACGGCGTATCATTTTGTCAAGGTTGTTACTCATACAATACGTTTCTTCATCATAAGTATTGATCATATCATCTTGTCCGAAACTGTCACAATGGTTTTTTTCAGGTATATAGCATTGACCAGATATGTCAATATATGTACATAAATAAGACATGACACTTGATGAATTTAGAAAAGACAAGGGTTTGAGCCTTTCGGCATTGGCAAGGGAACTGGGCGCGGCACACGCAACTGTTGTAAGGCGGTGGTGTTTACCACCAGGTCATCCAGAGGCACAGATTCCGCATCAAAAATATATGTATGCGATAGTTGAACTCTCAGATGGCAAAGTGCAGCCAAATGATTTTTACGGCGCGATGCCTCATGACAGAGGATGAACTGCAAAAACATGTGGTGGATTGGCTAAAATCAAGCCTGCCTATCGGGTCAGTAGTGCATCACTCGCCTAACGAGGGCAAGCGGCACGTCGCTTACAAGGTGAGGCTGAAAAGTTTGGGCATGATTACAGGCTGGCCTGACCTCGAAGTATTCGTTCCCGACACAGGCTGGATCGACCTGGCTTGCAAGGGGCCAATCATGTTTGAACTGAAGCGGCCCAAGGGCGGCAGGCTAACAGACAAGCAAAAAAACATACAAGATAGATTGCGCTGTTGCGGCGTTTACTGCGTTACAGCCAAGCGCTTGTCGCAAGTGCAGGCATACTTGCAACCTTTGTTGCACTTGCGCGACACGCCGCAAGCTAGAATCACACAGCAAATTTGTGAGGCGCAAGGTGGTTGATGTCATGAAAGTCATGCGCCGCCCTGGCGTTTGGGAATACTTTGCAGAGTGCGAAGCTTGCGACGGCACAGGCAGCGTTGAGACAGATGTGCCTGTCATTGATTTTATGAACGGCGGCTATCTTATAATGGGCAAAGGTGACTGCGATAAATGTTCAGGTGATGGCTACCGTGACCTGACGGACGATGAGTATGAAGCTGCGGTGTTCAACGGGGAGATACCGGCCTGTGTCCACTGATAAACGCCACAAGGATGATTGGTATCCAACCCCGAAAGAGGCCACTGAGGCATTACTGGAAGTTGAAACCTTTGGCCCCACCATTTGGGAGCCAGCTTGCGGTGACGGCTCACTCAGTGTGGTTTTACAGGATGCAGGGCATGAAACCATCGATTCAGATTTGAACGAATATGGGTTTGGTCAGGCTGGCGTTGACTTTTTATTAGAGACAAAGGCTGCCGCACCACAGCTTATCACCAATCCCCCGTTCAAATTGGCGAATGAATTTGTGCTTCACGCTATCAATCTGGGCGTTCAAAAACATGCCTGGTTGTTGCGCTTGGCGTTTCTTGAGGGGCAGGCGCGTTATGACAGCATTTTCAGCCTGCATCCACCAGCCGCTGTCCATGTATTCAGCAAGCGGCTCACAATCTGGCGCGGTGACGAAGATGAAGCGTGGTATGGAAAAACAGGCAAAACACCCTATGCCTGGTTCATATTCAAGAAGGGTTGGCGCGGCCCTACACAGTTGGGGTGGCTATGAGCGAGTGGGCTTACAGAATAGCTCAGCAAGAGTATGGGCGGCTTATCAGGCAGGGTATGGGCATATTCCTGATTGCTGAGGCTTGGGACATACAGCCTTTGTATTTAGCGCACCAGGATCAAATGAACGCTGACCGTGTTTGGGTTGCTTTACCAAACCATATCAGGGGCAGGGGGTTGCTCACAGAGCCTTATCTGCTTGGAAAGATGGCCCAGCAGATTATCGAAATGTACGAAAAAACAGAAAATTTAGTGTTCATTGACAAGAAACGGAGGGCCGTATCTTAGCTAAGATATCTTAGCTAGATATCTCATACCGTTACATATTTATAGTGATTCAGCTTAGATATCTTATCTAAGCTGTCATAACACCGAAGGTGATTTTATCAATGCTTGAAAATCCGTCAACCCCAAAAATAGACCCATCAGCAATTCGTTCTGTTATTGAGCGCACAGCAAAGCGCACTAATCCACGTTACAAGCAAGCTGTTGAGCGGCGCAAAGTAAACAGTTGGCCTGACAGACAGGCAAAGGTGTTCAGGCAGATGCGAAAGCAGATGTCTGTTGAGCGATATAAAGAAGTGCAGCAAGCCTATTTCGAGAGCCATTTATTTCAGCAACGCAAGTTTATAGAAGGGATGGAGAAAGCCTATAATGAACGTGAACGCACTGCATGACTTGTTTTTAGGAGCAGCAGAGACAGACAGACGCTTACCGCCAGCTACACGCAAAGCAAAGCTGGCAGCATGGCCTGAAGTGGTTAAGGATTGGCATGGGTATGGCTGGACGCAGATAGGTGAGACAGTCTTGCGGCCTACAGCCAAGCAGATAAGTGAATACGATGAAGCCTTGCGTTTGACTACAGTTATGCCAGAAGATGACCGCAAGCTCGTCTGGGCAGTTGCACACAGTGCAGCGTTCAAAGCTAGGGGCGCACCCTGGACAAAACTAGCCAGGATTATGGGGCTCGGCATGGATGGCAGAGCTGTCAAGCGGCGTTATATGGATGCACTTGTCCGGTTGCACTATCAACTTTAATGCAACCAATATCGATTTTTTAGATTAAGGGGGTTGCGAAGTGCGCGAAATCGTGTATCATTTTTCTAAAATGTGGGGGGTAACCGCTCCACATTACACAATATGTAGTTCGCACACGAAATGTCCTGACCTTAGCAACCATCATCGCCAT